TGCATTTGCTTCAGATGCCTTATTTAGAGTTTCTGAGAAAAAGCCTTTTAGATCGCCTAACATCTTCGCAAAATCAGGTTCATCAACCTTATCTTCTGATACTTCGGCTGCTTTTTCCAGAGTTTCGGCAGGAACGTCTTCTGCTGCTGCTTCTGCAGGAGCGTCAACTGGAGCTGCATCTTCTGCAACTACTGCTGTATCTTCAACGGCTGCTTCTGGAGCTGCATCAACTGCAACATCTTCTACAACTACGTTTTCTGTATTGTCTGACATTTCATTACCTCCTTCTGCGTTTGCCTGTTTTGCAATTGTTTGTGTTTCAGGCAACGTAAATCTTGAATGCTTATATGCATCAAGAATCTTATCTATCTCTTTTGCTTTGTTAACGTCTGAGCTTTCAACCCATCCTATTAATTCCGCTGGCTTTCCAGATACTGGAGAGTCGTATGTTTTATCTGTTGAGATAAAAACAGAATCACTGTCTGCACAGTAAAATATGTTTTCGGTTACTACACCGACTGCAATTCCCTTTGCAATGTATTGTCCATTTACCTTCTGAATAGAAAGAATGTTACAAAGTTCATTTGCTGGTGAATCAACAATAGAAAGTTCAATTAGTTCATAGTTCTTAATAAATCTTACGGTCTTACCGTTCGCCTTGTTAACTTCATTGTCTGACTCAAGAATCTTTCCGCCAATTGAGAATCCAGATAGTGTTCCGTCTAAAACTTTCTCCCAGGTATCTTGTGCGCCCTTTGAGATGTACGCATCTACATATACTCCGTTGAAAAACTCTTTTGACTTTGGGTCGTAGAAAGTTTCTGGCTTAAAAGAAACCATCTTACCTACCGCATTTGATCCATGCATCTCACGAATGTTTCCACGGAAATTTTCGAATGCCTTGAGACTTGATTCTGCTGTTACGACATCACCAGTCTGATCAACATTGTCTAGGGTTGCGAATCCAGATACGGTTCTCTTTTCACGGTTAACTTTAGTAAAAGGTACCGACAAATTAATAACGTTGCCGTTACTGGTCCATAAAGACTTTTCAATGTTCATATGCTTAATTTTAGCGACTTATAGATAAAAAGGCAAATAACAGTTGAGCAGGGTTAGTCAACTTGTCTTCCATCGCCTTTGGCATTTCGTCCTTCTCCAGATTTATCTGGTGAGGTTGCCTCTCGGTTTTGGGATCTTTGTCTTGTATTTCCAGCCTGGGCACTTTGCTCTGCTGCATCCTGTGCCTTTAAATCAACTACTTCGTCTCCGCCGTCTAGAGGAATCATACCCTTTCTAATTCTAACTTCATTAGGGGTAATTACCTGCATTCTTAAATATCTTTCGTCGATTTTAGATTGAGTATCTTCGTCGGTAAGAGTTAATTCATTAAATTTAAGGGTTAATGCATCTGTCTTTTCCTCAAATATTTTATTTAATTTTTTCTCTAAAATCATTTGTGCTGGACGGCAAACCTGCTCTTTAAATGTTTTATCGGCATCTCGTGCTACGGCTAAATTAACTCCTTCGGGGGTTCCAATTTTATTAATTGGGACACGGTGGGCCAGAAGTATTTCATCTCTATTAGATTTGCGATAAATATTAAATGAAGATTCCTGTGGATTTGCCTCAACTGGCTCCATTTTAAATTCAGTTTTTGAGTCTGGGGTGTCTCCTGGAAGTGGGATATAAAGTGATCTGTGGTTCTTTCCTTTTAGTCCGACCTGGAAAAACTCAAGCAATTTTCTTTCTGATTCTGGAGAAAGCTTTGCGCCCTTTACTGTAATAATATATCTTGGAACCGCTTTGTTTTCAAAGTAATCAAGGTTGTATCTTCCAGATAGTTCATTACCTGCCAGCGAGACCTGGGCTGCAATAATATCTGCAACTCCATAATAGTTGTTCATTGGGGTATACTTTTTTATATGAATGATTTCATTTGGGCGGTCTTCTTGACCAGCAATCGGATTCTCTGTTTCTGTATCCCCAAAGTTCCTAAAGTAAACAGCCTTTCCGTATAGAAGCTGAATAAAGCCATCTCTAAGTCTACGTACACGCATTGTTTTTGCTGGGATGTGACCGATGTATCCAATGTTTCCATTTGTGGTTCTACCAACTTCAATGTATCCGTTGCCTGTTGCTTCGTAATCTGTAAAAACTTTAATTAACGTTTGTGTAAAAGTATCTTCGTCATTTGTGGTATCAAGCCAAGTGTGCAAATCTTGTCTTAACTTGCTTAGCTTTCTACGTGCTCTTTCAAGGGACTTGTCATCTGTAAGTGAATCAATAGCATCGTTTGTTTTCTTTGTCTCTATAAAATCATACCCTAGGCCGACAATGTTTGAGACCTTAGCATTAATTGCAGCATAGTTATATGTTGAAATCTCATATACCTTTGAAAGGTATTCTAGGTTGTATGGTGGTTCTACTAGGTCGAACATAGCATAGCCAGTAATTGCTTGTGCTAATAAATTTTGCTGTGTGCCCGTCTCTTCTCTACCAGAAAATGATTTAGAAAACTCTCTGCTAATCTTGCGCTTAAAGGCTGATCCAAGGCCTCTTACCTTTTTAAGATCTTCTAGGCCCGCTGCAAATGGGTCGTTGCTGACTTCGTCTTTTTTTAAAGAAAACCAATCCGCATTATTTGAAATATCAATTATGTTTTCTGAGTTATCTTCATTAAGAAATTCTACGCTCATTTCATCCCCCGCAATTTTTTCATTTCGTCTTTATAGTTTCCAATATCTAGTGGGTCTGGCACTAGTCCCCAGTCGAGTCTTTGCTTTTGGTGTTGGAATTCCTCATCGTCAATCTTCCTTCTTCCAGAAAGAAATTTAGGCCCGCCTTCGTATATACCGAATGAGCGAACTTCTCTAGCCAAAGCATCGACCTTGGATCTATTTCCTTTTTTTGACGTGATCGAAAGAAAGTTGCCATTGTCGTCTCCAATCCATCTGCCATCGGGCATTTCCCAAACATATATCCCGAGAGCTGTTTCTTCTTCAAGGACTTTACTGTTGATGCGGTTAATATCCATAGTAATTTATTTTACCATTACTTCCTGCTAAAGTCCAGCTTTTGTCAACCAATAAGACAAATTATTTGTTTTGAAGTACAATCCAGTCATTGTCATAGAACTCTACAGAGTTTTCTGTCAATGTTATGGACGAATCATCTGCCACTGTGGCGGATCTTCCTATGTGCATGTTGTAGTGAGATAACGCAGTAGGGGCTGTAAATGGGGTTGGGTAATAAGCAATGTATTGATATAGGCTAGAAGGGCCGCCTGTTGCTGCATGATTAAATAGTATCTGACCTGTAATTGGTCCGCTTGTTACAATTACAACATGATAAAGCTCATTTGCTGTAAATACAGAACTTACATTTGTCTGAGATGTTCTGTCTATCCCATTGACATAAATAGCAGATATATTAGATTTAGTAATAGTTCCATTAGCAGCCCAAGAGTATCCTGCCGATACAAAATCCCCGCTTGCTGTGCTTGATATAATAGAGTTTGCTGTAAGGTCTGACAGGGTTAAAAATAGCTCTATTGTTTTTATTGATTCTGCCGTGTTAATTTTAAATCCTGCTCCGTCTGCCGTTGTGACTCCATTTAGCTTTTGGCGGGATAAGATGGGGTACTTAATTCTTCCTAGAGTTATATCCTTTGAGGCAAATCCAGGGGTGCTTTCTATTGTATAAATATAGTCAGGGTTGCTTATTGAATAAAGTATTTGATCTTTATAAAAGCATAGCAATAGGTTATATAATCTTGGAATAAACTTTGATGTATCTGAAGAGGTAAATGTTATCTCAAGATAAAGGGTTCTTTCAGAACTAAATGATCCTAATTTAAATTGAGGAATTGATCTTCCATTAGCACATGCTTGCCATGTTGTTCCATCGGTAGAGGTTCTTACAGAGACCCCATTATCGCCGCTCCACTCTATCTTAGAGGAGTCTAGATCAAATCCTGCAGGAATTGCTATGGCATCTACTACAACCACGCTCTTAGAGGCCGCAGAGGCCGTTTTATTAATTTCAAGGCATCTCTCTTCTATGTTATAAGTTAGATCCTCAGAGGCAAAAATCTCTAGCGGTTTGTTGGCGGGATAGGCAAAATTAAATTGCTTGCTTACGCTATCATCATATATTTCAAATAAGGTGCCATTATCTGGGTAAGAAACTTGAAGCGGTGAAGTAGTGCCAGAATAGTTATAATGTTCTAAAATTTTATCTAAGCCCAAAGCATACCTATATACTGCTGGAGCATCTACAATAAATGAATCTGATGCATTTCCAGTTGGGCCTAATTTTAATGTAATTGTTGGGCTAGTAAACTTGTAATTATTTAAAGATTTGCTTGCTGCAAATTTGCCGTCTACATATAAAGACATTTCTGTAATAGAGTATGTAGCTACAATATGATGAGATTGACTAATATTAGGTAAAGTGTAATCAAGTCTTTCCGCCTCTAGTTTAAATACAATATTTCCTTTTTCATAAAAAATACCTATATTCTTTGTTGAGTCGGCAAATATGGTTGTTAAGCCAGTTGTTGTAATTTTAGGATAAATCCATGTTTCTAATGAGAATGCATTATCTGAAGAATTGCTATCTGCAAATCCACCATCGGCGGTAGATCCGTAATAGTCTTTAGTTACTGGCAGCGTAATATACTTTGTGTTTGTTATTAATGATCCATTTGCCCCGCCTGAAACAAGTGGGATTAAACCTGTGTAGATTGCACCTGTATATGTCCCAGAGTTACCACATCCAGAAACATCGGTTGCGGTGGTGCCAGACAACTCGTCTAGAGGCCAGAAGCCAATCGGGGAATCATTCATTACTTTAAGTTGGTAGCTCATCTTATTATTATATACCAGTCCTTATTAGGGTTACTTTTTAAAGAAAAATATTGCAACCATATATTTCGTACCCTCTGTTGTTGGCTTTGGCTCATGCAAAACTCCGTGTGATTTAAACACTAATGCGCTGCTAGCTTTTGGCTTTACAGATATATCGTCATTTGGAAAATCTAGATCTCCACCAACGTAGTCATCATTTAGATAAAAAACAATTGAGACTGTGCCTATTAAATCTTTTGGGCTATAGTCTGGATCGTAATCTGTGTGCGGACCCATTTCTGTTAAGTTGTCATACTTATATATTTTACAATGTGTTGGAAGATCGCCGAGATCTATGCCGTGGGACAAAGCATATTCTTCTCCTATTTGAATTGCTCTATAATGGACTATACTGGCAATTTTAGAGTTATGTCTGTCTCTAGGGTTATTGTTTAAAACATTTTTATAATTTATTGTTTTTTGATAACCATACTGCACACTCTTGCAAGAAGAAAGCCATGGCTCCCATTTGGTTATTTGAGACCCAATATCTTGAAATTGGTCCATCCACTCAATTTCTTTTATCATGGATTCTGTATCATCAAAAACCTCAGTGTAATAATGTATATCCTTGTTAATAATTTCTTTATGCATCGTACTTTCCTTTATGGGTTGGTGGAGTTCCCTTTTTCTTAAGCTCATTCCACTCTTCATAAGTTTTTTCTTGTTCTGCTCTTGTTTCTTTAAGCTCTGCTTCCCATTCAGCAATTTGTTCTGGTGTGTAAACAGCGTCGGCATTATCCCAGAAAGACCCAACTGTATATCTTTCTGCTTTTTGAACCATAGTAACTTCGTGCTCATTACCGTGCCCACCTTTAAAGAAAGCTAATCTTCCAGGCTTTGGCTTTATTGCAATATCATGATGTTTGAAGTTTAAAACTCCTCCATCAAAATTATCATTTAGGTAAAGAAACCCAGCGTACTTGCTTTTATAGAATGCAGAGGGGGAGCCATCTTCATGAGTATTGTCTGAATGAAATCCAGCGAATGCGCCAACTACCCATTTTTGTGCATGGTAGCTAACCTCTGATAACTCTCTATCAAAACACATCTCTCCTGCCTTTTTTACTTTTTCTTTTAAAATAGAGAAGTAGTCTTTAGGTAATCCAAATACTAGAAGATTGTCATCCCATGGCCAGTAACCCATTGCCAATGAGCCGTAGAAGGATATCTGGTTCCATTTTAAATGTCCTGCATCTGTAATTGCATCAAAATAAGCAATTATTTTTTGACATTCTTCCTCTGTAATTAAATTATCAACAACAAAAACATCATCTTTAAGGGATATAATTTCCATTAGCACACCGTCTTATCTTTATCTTCTAGGCTATCCAAATAGTCTATGTGGTCTTGTATTTCTTTTTCAGTTGGAACTTTTTCTTTTCCATTTTCAAATACGAGGTTTCCTCCGTATACGTCAAGGCTTATTCTTCTTTTTTCCATCTCAGCCCATTTTGCTGCACCATACTTTAACTGGTTTGCAAGCCACTCTTCTGATCCTGCATATGGGTAAAACATAAAGTTTCTTATTAAATACTTATTTCCTTTTGTTGCAGTCCTAACGCCATGGTAATAACCTTCACCCGATGGGAATACCATTATGTCTCCTGCTTCTGGCTTGTATGCAGGAACAAATTCTCCGTTTACATAAAACTCTATTTCTCCGCCTTCGTAATCATCGTTAATATAAACTGTGCAGGTAATATAAAATTTATCTCCTGGCGCATCTTTATCAGTTTGCTTGAAATCAGTATGATACTGCATAGTTAAATTATTTTTTAGAGAATCTACATTTGTGAAATATTTACAAAAAGAAGACGATCCTAGCTGACAATCTTTTGGTAGATCAACATTATACTTTTTAATATAGTCATCAATAGCAACATTATATGCGTCCCAAACTTTTTCCGCAGCCCAGTACTCTTTATCAAAGGTTTCATTTTTACCCAGAAGATCCTCTACTGCACCCTTAAACTTTGTTGATGAGTATGTCCCAAACTTGCTCCATTTTGTCCACGGGACAAAGTAATGTTCGTCTGATTCTGTTTCAATATTTTCTGTTGACTTTACAACATCAAAAATTTCTTTATGGTCTGGAAGTAAACCTTTATATATTTCAATTCTAGGGTAAAGTGTTTTTGATACAACTTCAGTCATTTGTTTTTTCTCCTAATTTAGTTATAGTCCAGAACCATGGGGAGGTATATCTGGTTCCCTTTGTAATTACGTCTACTCCGTGTATATAGTTTAAATCTCCTGGGAAAAAATATGCAGCTCTAGCTTTTGGCTTAAACGCAATTTCTTGTTTTGGAAAATGGAGTCTTCCACCCTCATAATCTTCATTTAAATAAATTACTGTTCCAATGTCGTACCACGGGAAATTGTTTGCGGTGCCCTTGTCTGGACCTTCGTGCAACTCTTTGTCTGCATGTGGCCACTGCATAGAACCTACTGGCCATCTTACTAAACAAGGCCCTGTTGGGTTTACCTCTACATTAAAGTGCTTTTCAATAATAAGTCTTAGTCTTTGAATTATTGTATTTAGCATTACCGAAACATTAGGGTCTGATTCATCTAGGGATTTTTTTGTTGCAACACGATCTGCCCATACGTTGTGTTGATAAATTATAGTTCCATTTTCATTACGTACGTCTTGCCCTTGATCCCATACTTGATTACCCTTAATAAAATTAAGAAGGTATTCATTTTCTTCTTCAGTTAACAAATTTTCAATTTCAACAATGTTTTCTGAGCCGTTGCCAAAGTATCCTGAAGGAGTAATAGATGTTCTGTGCTTTCTAATATCCGATGAGTTCTCTACCGTGTTATCCATTTAGTTTCTTTTCCTATTCATATTTTTTAGGTACCCAAGTTCTTTTTTTATAAACGCCAGTGTCTGCTCTATAAATAGCTACATGATCATCGTGCTTTTTTTGCATCTCTTGATATGTATATAAATTAAACTCTGACTTCCATTCTTCTCTTTTAATAGGAATTATTTGTGCGTAAGGTGTTCCCTTTGGAATAATTCCTTTAAATCCATCTCTAATAAAAAATGGCATCAAGCCTGGTGGCCCGTACTTATCACTATCAATTATACCGCCTACCGTTAAAAAAGGCAGCTCAAAATTATTAATAGGTTGTACTACTAAAGCACTGTAGCCATCTGGAAGAGTAAATCCCCAATTTGGATACCAGTGATAAACAAATCTATAATAACCTTCTGGGTAATGAAATTCCCCCATATGCGAACGTATTGCAACAAAGTCATCATACCCTGGCTCTGCTCTTACTAGGGTATATCCATTTTCTATAAAAACATTAATATCGCAAGGAGTTGTAAATGTATAGCCTGTTGTAAAAATATCATGTAAAGCTGGGCAAGATTTAAATCCTGGGCCCTTTTGATTATCTGGTGGCACAACAAGATCATTTCCCTCAAAGTCTTTCCAATACTTGCTAGCATTTTTAAACCAACCTGGCATTGTGTTCTTTGTGGGGGTTGGTGCTAGATCTTTATTGTTATAGTGTCTGTTTGAGTTAAAAATAATTTTCATTTATATTTGTTAACCTTTAACTTAATTGATTTCACTTCATGAGAGCCTAGGTTATTTCCTAAATAGTCTGTAGCATCTCTGTAGTAGTCTGTCCAAATTTGTTTTTCTGCCGCTTCTTTTGCTGCGGCAACTGCTCCTTCATATGTTGGAATATGCTCAAGATGAGGCTGTGGCATATCTTTTATGTGTTTAACATCTAAGGTAGAATTATTTAGTTCTGTTAAAGATATTGGCAAAATTGCAATTACTGGTTGACCCGCTTTAATTGTAATTGGAACATAAGGTTTTGTAATTTTCCATGCAACTGGTAAAGGGCTTCCAAAGAAAGATGTTGTTAAAAGACTTGTAACGGCTTGAGCTCCATCAACAAACATATTAGGAACTGGAAAGGATAGCAAGGTGTAATTGTTTTCTGTTTGAAACGTTAGATTTGTTTTAAAATTAATTGTTGAGTGTCCTCTGCCAGTCTCGCAGTATTTTTGTCCTTGCAATACCTTAACATTATGCGGATATGTGCTTGTTACACCATCCCACATAAATGTTATATCTTCTGGGAATGATATACCCCAGCCTAATTGATTTGCTAATGTTAACGGAAAACATCTATATGCATGATTATGTTCTGTCTGATCCATCCAGTCTCTCTTTGCAGAAAGCGGTTCAATATTAGCTGTGTCCTGCAAATTATCATAGGCAGTTATTTTAATCAATTAACTCTCCCTTTGTTCTGCTGGTTTAAACTTTTTCCCTTCAGCAAAATGATTGTATTCATAACTTGCTTCTATCTCTCTATAGAGCGGAGTGTGTGGAGCTTCTTGATAATCTAGCATTGTAACAATGGCATACTTTGTTCCCGATTTGACTGGCATTGCTGCATGAGAATAAATATAGGAAGATGGAAATAGGTATAGGTCTCCAGCTTTAGGTTTAATCTTTAGCCCAAGCTTGTCAAAAAAAAGCTCGCCGCCTTCATAGTCATCATTAATATAACCAACAGAAGAAAGAACGCAAACATATGAATATCCATGATCTGAATGAACGTTAAAGTGTTGATTTTTTGCATACTTAATAAAATTAAAAGACTCCCAGTAATTTAACGGTGGAATCTGAAACATGTTCATATAGTCAGCAACTGCGCTAAGCTGAACACCTTTTGAGTCTCTCCATATTTGCCTTAACTCAATTTCGTCTTCAGTAAGGTCGGCTTGCTCAACATGGTTTCCATTACCATACATTAAAGATCCGCCTTCGTTTTCTTTAATCTTAAAGTCCCAAGCATCTCTATAATCTGTATTTAATGTATCAAATCCTGTTTGAGCTAAATTCCAGTGTTTCTTCTTTTCTTGTTTTGCCAAAACTTTTTCTAGTCTCTCAGCAATATTGTATTCTTTTTTAAAAACATCCCTGTATACAATAATTCCTGGATATATGTTTTCTGCATTTGGAAGCATATTATTTTTTCCCCTTGTGTTTGTTATCTATCATTCTATCATATTCTTCAGTATGAGCATCATCGTTATAGTCTAGCATAGTAACAAAAGAATATTTGACTCCCGTTTCAACTGGTAGCGCTACGTGAGAATATATAAAAGATGATGGGAATATAACAAGATCTCCTAGTTCTGGGGTTATATGTAAATTAAATTTAGGGAAATATAGCCCTCCCCCAGTATATCCATCATTTGGATATCCAACTAGAGAGACAGCGCATTTATATGACCAACCGTCATCTGCATGTTCTTGAAAAAATTGATTTGGGTAATACTTAACAATATTTGTCCATTCCCAGAAATCCATTTTAATTGAATACATATTGCAAAAATCTTGAACTGCATCTTTTTGACAGTCATAAATATCTTTATAAAGTGGGTGAGATTTGCCTAAAGCCGATAGCTTAAAATCCCAGGCATCTCTATAAGTTAAATCTATTTCTTCTAAGCAAACACTTGCGCCATTCCAGTTAGTTTGCTTGCTAGATACGCATTCCTCAATCCTATTAATTAGATCAAGTTCTTTTGGAAAAGAATTAGGATATACCCATATTCCAGGATACAGTTGTTTTTTGTTGTATATCATTATTAAAGAATAGCATTTTTATGCAATATAGTCAAGGATTATATATCCTGAGATTCTGTATTTGCCTCTTCTTGATCATGATGATCATCTTCAACTTGAATAAATTCAGTAGATGTTTCGCATCCATTGTAGGCAAGCATTGATCCAGCTACAAGAAGTCCCCAAGGCTCTCTATAGAATAAGAAAACATCTAGATCTTCTTCAATTATCTCTAGTGCATCTATAACAATTGGACTGGAGGGATCATCGTAATTATAAATCTCATCGCCAACCTCTAAATCAGTTACTTCTGGGAACATGTATTCGCTGCCTCTTTTTACTAGAGGCTGCTCTACTAAAGATAGGTCGTGTTTAGGGTTGTTGTTAATTCTCATAAATGAGGATTTTGTTTGTTTAAAAATATTTGTAACCTTAGACTCTAGGGTAGATGGGTTAACCATAAATAGGTCTCTCCATCTAGCAACCTTATTAATACATTCTCCTGTTATGTTGCCTTGAGAACAATTAGAGTCATGCTTAGGCAGGTTATCAAAAGAAGCAGTTAAAAGATAATCATCAATTTTAATATCTTTTGCTTTCTTATAACCGTCTGTAGTTAGCACTTCAGTATCTGCTGGAATACAAAACCCTGGAGGACCAAAGAATCTTGGTGGGCCAAAGAACCCTGGAGGGCCAAAGAACCCTGGAGGGGCGAAGAATCTTGGTGGTGCAAAGAACCCTGGAGGCGAGAAGAATCTTGGTGGTGAAAAGAACCCTGGAGGCGAGAAGAATGCTGGAGGGGCGAAGAATCTTGGTGGTGCAAAGAACCCTGGAGGGGTAAAAAAGTTAGGTGGCGCAAAGAACTGCGGTGGCGCAAAGAACTGCGGTGGGGCAAAAAACTGAGGTGGTGCAAAGAATAGTGGTGGAACGAAGAAGTTTGGTGGTGCAAAGAACTGAGGTGGCGCAAAGAAGTTAGGTGGCGCAAAGAAGTTAGGTGGCGCAAAGAAGTTTGGTGGTGAAAAGAAGTTAGGTGGTGAAAAGAATGCTGGAGGTGAGAAAAATGTTGTAACTTCACCAGTGGCTTGACCAAGAGATGTTCCATTTGCATTTACTGCTTTTACTGTATAAATTTGGGCGCTTGCCATTGTTTCTCTAATTCCCAAAGATGTTGCTGGATAATTAACTTCGTATGGAGATGCTAAGCCGCCTGGCTGTACTGCTGTATCTGAAGAAGTAATAACATACTTTGATATAGCCTTACCTCCATCTGCTGGGTGTCCCCAAGAAACAATATCCTGTCCACGCTGTCCTGGAGTAGTAGTCTGATTTCCATCTGTGCTATGTCCTGGTCCAGTAGTTGTAGATGTTGCTGTTACTGTTCTTGGTGACTGAGGAATTGTTGTAACTAAAAGTGGGGCGGTTGCAGTGGACTCCTGAGAAGTTCCATTTACATTTGTTGCATTTACTGTTACAAAACCAGTCAGCCCTGAAGGAATACCAGTAATAACAATTGGAGATGCTGCTGCAAAATCTGTATAAGTAACTGATCCTGTATTTGGAGTAAACTTTGCGGTATAGTTTATAATAGGTAATTGACCTGATGGGTATCCAAAAGTAACGCTTATAGCACCATTGTTATATGGTCTATCTGTTCCTACATCTGTAGCAACTACATTAATTGGTGGTACTGGATATTCAAAATCTCCAGAGAGTTGCGCTTTTCTACCCGTCTTTTTTCCCATTTTTTAAATACCTTTCTTACGCTGTTAAATCTCCAAATAAAAGCCAAGTGTTGGCATCTCGTTTTAATATTGTTGCAATTGACCATTGGAATCTTAATTTTTGTCCTGGAGTAAAGTTTAATACAACTCCTGCGCCTGCCTGAATTGTAGTTTGTCCTGCTCCTGTTTGCAAAATATCAATAGTAGTTCCTACAGGAAAATTGAGAATGGTGTCTGCTGGAATTGTTACTGTATTTGCAACAGTCATTCTCATGTCAATAATAGTATCTCTTTCGCTTAAATTGCTTAAAGTATAATTAAAGAATTTAGTAGAGATAGGTGTTATAGACGGGATACCTTGTTTTGACTGTATCCCATCTATAAACTGAATGTTACCTAATGTGCTGTCAAGTGTTCCACTTAACTTTACTACTCCAGAAAATGTTGTTATTCCAGAAAGACCGCAGTTATCAGAAACTGATAATGACTTAACCTGCAAATCTGTTTCGTAAGGAAATTTTCCTTTAGTAATAGACATTGTTTTGTATTCCTATGCCTGAGCCTCTGTCCAAGATAGTCTTGAGTACACGTTTGCTGCTGCTGAACCAATGTTGGTAACAACAATCGTAAGTGTATCTGGACCGTCTGGGAAAATGTTTGCATTTGAGTTTGCAGATCCTCCACCGATAATAGAGTTTCCTAGATCTCTAACTGGAGATAGATCAATTGAGTTTGATCCAGTTCCTACGAAGAAACCTGCTGTAATTTCTCCACCACTAAGTGTAGTTGATGTAGTTGAATAATCAACAATCTGTGATAGTGATGAGTTAGCTACTCCTGATACGTTTCCTACTGCGTTAGTCCATGCATTTGTTGTTGAAGGAACTCCGTTTAGAACAGCTGTTACAAGAAGGTTTGCACCTGATGTAGATGTTGTAACGTCTAGAGCCTTTAATGTAAGCTGCATACGGTTTACTAGTTCTCTTTGTCCGAATGCTGCTGCAATACCATTATCTGCTGAAGGAGCTACACGAATTGCCATAAGGGCTCTGGAAGCACCTGCGGCAATTGCGCTTGTAGTTCTTTGTCCATATGTAAAGACAAGTGACTTATCTTCATCAAAGTTACCGTCCATAATTACTGAGGTTCCCCAGTGTGATATGGATGCTGAGAATGATGGGAATGCCAACTCTACCATTGTTGGTGAAGTTGATGCGAATGTAAATGCTTGAGCTGATGTTGCACCCATTGGAACAATAATAACTCCAGTAGGGTTAGCTGATAGTGCTGCTTTGCTAAATTGAATAGTTGTGCCAGTAATTGAAGCAACGAATGTTCCTTCTGGGAATGCGTCGGAGATTACTCTTTGGCCAACTTGAATTCCAGCGGCGCTTGCTACTGTTCCAGTGCTTGATCCGATTACAATTGTAACGGTAAGTCCTCCTGGAACACCTGCTTGTGCTCTTGTAAGACCTGTAAATGTTGTAGCTGATTTTCCTGTATAGTTTACATACTCGTAAGTGCTTCCGTCTCTTATTACAAGAGTTCCTGAAGGCGGGAAGCCAGCTGTTGATGCAACTGTTAGAGCAGCATCTGTTGTTAAAATTTCTGTAGTTGCCTTTGTGTAAGGTGGATTTGTTGTGCTTTCATATCTACCTGGCAAGTTACCTGAGCGCATGTAGGCCTCTGTATTAACGTTGTTATTTGGCATCTTGTGTACATAAATAACATTACCCTTTGGGCCTCTAACACCCCATCTTACAAATCCTGCACCATACCATGTATAGTCAACATAAAACATCTGCATTTTGCCTAGGTCTATGTTGTACTGAGAAGGTCCTGTTCCGTCAATCTTATCTAGATTGAAAGCGCTTTGAGGAATCTTTGTATCGTCTGTTCTTGAAACAATACACATTGAAGCACTTGCTCCACGGTATGCTGGGCTGATTGTCATAGATGTATCTGATGCAATTGCAACAATTTTATATGATTGTCCACGAATTACAATTCTATCTCCTGGAATAACCTGCTTAGAGAAGTATGTTGGAAACTCTACGCTAGTCTGCAAAACTGTTGCAGAATTTGCAGATACTGTTACTTTACCAGAAAGCTGGAATGTTGAGCTTCTGCGAACTGCGTATAGTGTAGTTCCATCGTATTCCCAGAACAAACCATTTTGGTCATCAAAGACACCTAGTCTGTTTTGGCATCCGTACCATGCTTCAACTGATGCAAAGAATGGTCCAGTTGCTACGTTTGCTGAAGGAACTGTTAGTGCTTGATATTGAAATGATGTAGCGCTAAGAACATTGTTAATTGTAAATGTTCCATTGTACGCTGATTCATTACATCCGCCAATTTTAATTACAGTTCCTGGCTGCAAGTTATGCTTTTCTTTTGTTTGAACTGTTACGGCTACTGTTCCGCTTGATGTAATATTTTCAATTCCAGCATATGGCTTTAGGACGGTTCCAGATGACATTTGGATTCCTTTACCTGACTGGTATCTAAAATAACGACGAGTTTGTCTAATGCATTGACCATAGTTAGATGATGAGTTTGCGCTAAACAAAACACCACCATCATGTGGTCTGTGTGCAAATGTAGACTGTGGTCTTACATATACTGCAATTCCACCAGCTATTGTTCCTGTTGGTATTGCGTCGTGATAGTATGCAAATGTTGTTGGATTCATTACCTGGGCAACTTCTTGGTTACCATTTGGAGGATTAGTTGTTGCTGTAGCACCCAGAATAACAATTTCATTTCCTAGGGCAAGTCCGTGAGGAATTGATGTTACTACTGTAATCTTTCTTCCTGAATAAGTCAATGATGCGTTTCCGCCAATTTGAGCACCAGTGTAAAGAACTCCTTGAACAACAAGAGTCTTATTTGGGTCAAGAATTTCTGTAATACTTGTTCTATTTATAGCAGATGCTGTATATGTAAAGCTTGAACCTCCTCCACCATTTTCAATGATAAAGTTACCATCTGCAATTGCTAGGAATGTATCCTGAATTGAAATTGGAGTTCCGTTTGCTGGGGCTGTTCCAGATGCAAGTGTTACTGTAACTGTTCTTGAGCCTGTTGGTAGACCGATAGAAGAAATATTAGCAATAGGTGTTGGTCGTGCATAAGAAAATGGTCTGTTATTTACTAATCCCAAGTTTTCCCATTTAGAAGTCTGTGTACCGTATTCAAAGTCAGTATCAATAAGAGCTCTAGGTTGAGAAACTCTAAATTTGTTGGCTGGGTCTAGCTGTGACTCTGCTGGAGTAAAACTTTCATCAAATGTATCAATTGTAAACATAAGCTTATCAGTTGATGTCATTGATGCAGTGTTGTATGCCAGAACCATTGTGGTATTTTCTACCATGGATGAGTCTGTGCTAGCTGAGTATGATGTTGTGCCCAAGCTTGGATCTGAGAAGTTATAGATAACCTGATTTGTTGTTACGTTTGTGATCAAAAGCAATCTTTCTTTCAAAATTGTCTTTGGGATCGAAATAGTTCTTGTTGATGGGGTAAACGTGTAAGATGTTTCCAGTAATACTTTTCTTGCCATTTTCTTAATCTCCTAATAATATATCTGTTGCTCTAAACGGATATCTAGATTTTTTAACTGTTTGCGTATTTGGTCCTGATATATATCTTGCTTCAAATGATGACCCAGCTGGGATTGGTTCCCCGAACTGTATATATCCATCATTATCTACAAAGTATCCCTCAGAAGGTAGTGCGCTGAGCCAGTGTTGATCTTGGTTTCCCAATATTTGAATTATACCATTAATTGTTATCAAAAGCTTGTATGGATTTGTTGGATCAAAGGTTGCTCCATTAAACTTTAAACGGAATCTTGAAGTATATCCGTCAAATAATTGAGATAGGCTGTCTAAAGGAATTATATCGCTTCCGACGGCATCTGCTAATTCTGCAACTAAATAGCCCCTGTTTATTGCGTGGCTATCATCTGTTGGGTCAAATACCGATATTGGACCTTGAAATATCGGACTAGTAATTGTTGGTGATGTTATTGTTTTGTTGGTTAAAGTTTGTGCAGCTGTTGCAGTAATAATATAATTTGTTGCTGATGCTACAAGGCCAATTCCTGGGACCTTAAATGTTGTAATTGAACCATTTCCGATAATGATTTCATTGCTTGTGCTGTTTGTAGCTGCTTGGGCGTTAGAACCAATAATAATATTATTGACTCCGCTAACCAAAGTATTTCCTGCACCTGTTCCTAGTAGAGTGTTATCTGATCCAGTCTCTATAAGTGTACCCGCCTGATAACCTACTACTGTATTTTTTTCTCCACTAGATAGAGTTCTTAAGGATTCATTACCAATAGCGGTGTTCAAAGTACCAGTCTCTGTATTTTGAAGGGTTAGACTTCCTAGAGATGTATTATCAACTCCAGCTAGTGTTACTTTTCCATATACTGTTCCAAGTGTGCTTTCAGTTGCCGCTGCAGTGGGTAAAGTAACAGTTCCACCTAGAGATACTGCGCTTCCATTAATTGTGATAGAAGAGTTTGCAAGTTTAGCATTTGCAATTGATCCAGCAAGCATTGCGTTAGTAATTGTATTATCTGGAAGAACTACTGTTCCTGTAAATGTTGGTGACGCTAGTGGCGCTTTAAGATTAAGAGCAGTCTGTGTAGCTGTTGATATTGGCTTAAGGGCATCTGTTGTATTATCAACGTTAGCAAGGCCAACCATTGTTTTATCAATACCAGTAACTGTTCCAGTAAACGCTGGGGAGGCTAGTGGTGCCTTTGTTCCCAGGGCTGTGGTAATAGTTGTTGTATAGTTTTGATCATCGTTAATTGCTGCCGCTATTTCATTTAATGTATTAAGAAGATCTGGTGCGCCATCTACTAATGTGCTTACTGCTCCTGAAATTGCAGTATTTCGATTTGTAACTTCTGTTGCGATGGCTGAAGTAAGCGCTGAGCCTGCTGCTGTTGCTGCTGCAGCGATTGCTGCTGCTTGGGCTGCGTTAGCTTTAGTAGTAGCATCTGTTGCTGCTGCTGTTTGGGCTGCATTAGCCTTCGTAGTAGCGTCTGTTGCTGCTGCTGCTTGGGCTGCGTTAGCTTTAGTAGTAGCATCTGTTGCTGCTGCAGCGATTGCTGCTGCTTGAGCGGCATCTGCTTTTGTAGTAGCATCTGTTGCTGCTGCTGCTTGGGCTGCGTTAGCCTTCGTAGTAGCGTCTGTGGCTGCTGCTGCTTGGGCTGCGTTAGCTTTAGTAGTAGCATCTGTGGCTGCTGCTGCAATTGCTGCTGCCTGAGCTGCGCTAGCCTTTGTAGTAGCGTCTGTTGCTGCTGCTGCTTGGGCTGCGTTAGCTTTAGTAGTAGCATCTGTTGCTGCTGCTGTTTGGGCTGCGTTAGCCTTCGTAGTAGCGTCTGTGGCTGCTGCTGCTTGGGCTGCGTTAGCTTTAGTAGTAGCATCTGTTGCTGCTGCAGCGATTGCTGCTGCCTCTGCTGCGTCTGCTTCTGCTTTAGCAAATTCAGTAGTTGCAATCTGGGTTGTACTAGTATTTGCGCCTGCTGTGGGTGCTGTAGGTGTACCAGTAAGCGCTGGTGAAGCTAGAGGTGCTTTTGTTCCTAGAGCAGTTGTAATAGTTGTTGTGTAATTAGCATCATCATTAATTGCTGCAGCTAGTTCGTTAAGTGTATTAAGAAGTGCTGGTGCACCATCAACAAGTCCGTCTACTGCGTTTGTAATTGCAGTATTTCGATTTGTAACTTCTGTTGCGATGGCTGAAGTAAGCGCTGAGCCTGCTGCTGTTGCTGCTGCAGCGATTGCTGCTGCTTGGGCTGCATCTGCTTTTGTAGTAGCGTCTGTGGCTGCTGCTGCTTGGGCTGCGTTAGCTTTAGTAGTAGCATCTGCTGCTGCAGTTGCAACTGAGGCTGCATCGCCTGATACTCGAAGGGCTGCTTCTGCTGCTACCTTAGTAGTTGCATCTGTTGCTGCGGTAGATACGGAGGCTGCGTCGCCCGATACTCGAAGGGCTGCTTCTGCTGCGACCTTAGTAGTTGCATCTGTGGCTGCTGCTGATTCTGCGTCATCTGCTTCTTTTTTAGCAAATGCTGTAGTTGCAATCTGTGTTGTATTGGTATCTACTGCTGCTGTTGGTGCAAGAGGAATTCCAGTTAGAGATGGTGAAGCCAGTGGTGCTTTTAAACCAAGAGCTGTTGTTATAGTTGCTGCATAAGATGCATCGTCATTTATTGCTGCGGCAAGCTCATTAAGCGTATCTAAAGCTGCTGGGGCACCATCAATAAGATTACTTATTGCATTTGTTATTGCTAAATTTCTGTTTGTAACTTCTGTGCTAATTGCTGAAGCTAGCTCTGTATCTCTAGTTATTCCCGCTGGGATCTCTGTGTCTGGGATTTTTCCAGTTCCGTCTAGCGATGCGACGCCATCTATATTTCCAACGTCTGAAAGTGGAACATATGTGTTTGCTGCTGTGTTACCTAGCGATGCTACGGCTGTGTCTGTATAGGCATTTACTGATGTAACTGTGGTTGCTAGCTGTGCGGGTGTAATATTAAGGTAACTGGATATTTGAGTCCATGTACTTGTGCCGTTACCTACTTTTACTTTAAGTGTATCTGTTTCAATACCAAATTCTCCTGCTCTTAAAACAGGATTTGCTGAAGTCCAATTTGCTGCTGTGTCTCTGCGTAATTGAATTCTAATTGCCATTATGCACCACCCCCATCAATATAATCACCTATAAAGCTTGAAGATACATTTCCAGCAGTTGCAAAGATTCTATCTTCGTCAACATAATCTGCAAATAATACTTCATTTACTGCGCCATCTACTCCATGGCTATGCTCAAGAATTTCCTTGGGTCCAGCTACATCATACCAAACAGTTCCACTATATGCCTTAATTGTTTGTTCTGCAGTATTATAATAAATTTGTCCAGCGGTTGCGTTAGCTGGGTCTTCTTCTAATAGTGCTAATGTGAGTGGGGTTAGAAATTTTCTAGACACGATTATCCTGTAATTACTACTCTGTATGCTCCAGCTGTCGGTGCAATTGCGAATGTTAGGGTCACTACGTTTGGTGATGTATGATCAACATCTACTTCAACTTCTGCAAATGGTGAAGAATTTGAATACACTGCAACAGTTACGTCTCTTGTACCAAGATTGTGGGTTGCTGTAAATGTATAAGGAGCAACCTCTGTTGTTGTAATGTCAGACTTCCATTTACGTACAATCTCATGATAGTTTGTGCCATCATTTGTAAGTGTCCATTGGTCTGAGGTTTCATTCCATAGAACTTCTACGTCAGCAGATGTTCCACGCTCTACTCTTACACCAGCATCTACTGTTGGTGCTCCTGTAAAGTCGGTATTAAGATTAATCTTATTATCAACAATATTTACCTGAGTGGTATTTACTGAGTTAATTGTTCCAGTTACGTTTAAGTTACCGCCAACTGTAAGGTTGTTAGTAATTGTTACGTCATCTGGCAAACCAATTGTAATTGCTGCTGTTTCTCCACCTGAACCAGATACTGTTACCTCATTTGCTGTTCCCGCAACTGTTGAAATATATGCTCCAGTTGTGTCATCTCCGAGGGCTACGGAGTTTGGCTGGATTGTTGTAGAGATATTGATACTTGCTAGGTTTGTTACTGTAGCTGTACCAACTACATCTCCCGAAAGTTGTACATCAAAGTCGGCAACATCAAAGTTTAGCTTTGCTGCTGTGTCATCATATGTGACTACAATTCCATTTTCAGTATTTGGTGGGACAATCATATCTCCAACAATGTCTTGTACACGCTCAGCATTTAATGTTATATTTCCTGCTGTTGCGGTGAAATCTGTTGAATCAAAGCTTGCAACGCCTTTATTTGATGATGTTGCATCTTCTGCTGCTACTGTAATTGATGAACCAGTATGAGTTACATCAATTCCCTCTCCGCCAAGAATTGAAATTCCATGTGTTGATGGAGTAAGCGCTCCAGAATCAGTTGTAATTGATTTAACTACTGTATCTTTTAGCTCTACATGTCCAGTTGTTGTATTAAAGTCATCTGTATTAAATGATGCAACACCTTTATTAGTTGTAGAAGCATCTTCTCCAGAAACTGTAATTGTATTATTTGTTACAGCAACATCAATTCCTTCTCCGCCTGCAAAGGTTACTGTGTCAGTTAATAAATTAACTGTATCTGTTCCAGTATCTCCAGCAATTGAAAGGTTTGCATCTACAGAACCAGCTGCAGTCAAACGACCTTGTGCATCTACTGTAAATGTAGGAATTTTAACTGTTGAACCATATGAGCCAGCTGTTACTGCTGTGTCATTTAATTTTAATGTTGTTGTTCCAGCGGCATCGTTGAAAGTTGATGTTAATGCTGTACCTGCAACTATGGATGAGCCAATAACATCTTGGATGACTTCCGTTGATCCAGACATAGGCATCCATGGGCCATCTGGTGATGCCAACCCATTGTAGTAGTACATTATTTGATTTGATGTATCGTAGTAAATCTGTCCAGTTACTGGGCTAGATGGTGCAGCTCCAAGGTTTTGGATTCTGGCATTGAGAAGCTCATTCTTATTGAGATCAACGCTAACTAAAAATTTTCTTGCCATTTGCTAACTCCCTTAAGACAGGTACGCTGTCCCTGAGAATGGTTGAGCCATTGTCAGTGTTATTTTGTTACTACTATTATAATCTATTCCTGTTTCTAAAACGTCGCCTGCGCTTGATTTTATCGTAACATTGGGTTTCATTCCTAGGTTATGATTAATCTCTACAGAATACACTCCAGATACTGGCCCACTTACTTGTGTAAGTTCCCAGGAATACTCTAAAGTCATGTTTAGAAGGTAATTGGTTGCTCCAGCCCAAGTTAGGTCTGTTGGCTTTGGCCCATAAAACCTTGTTGTACTTTTATCGTAGTAAAAGTCTCCTTCAAGGCCAAAATTTTCTGCGGGACTACCTGTTCCATTAAGTATGCTTTTTCCTCTTGGGCCTTGTGGGCCTGGGGTAGAAACTATAACTTCATTATTTGGAACCGTTACTATAATTGTTTCTACCATTATATTGTCACCGATCTACTAAGTGTTATAAATCCTTCTATCAATTTAATCTTGTTTGCATTGGAGTCGGTTAACATAATGTCATAAGATGATTTTGGATAGAACAGTTTATTAGTTTGTGTGGGAGTCATTTTAATAGTTAGTTTGCCAAGTAGGGGGGTTATTGTAATTCCGCCTGCGGGTGATGTTAAACTAAAAGCTAATTTAGTTCCGCCTTTTGTATCTCTTACCTGCATCTTAGCTGTTGAGCCTGTTAGGTCAACAGGTAGTCCACTATTGTCTTTATACTCAACAATAAATGAAAATGTGGCATTTTGATCCACTTCGAAATTCTTTTGCCCTGCCATTTTATAGTACTCCTAAATAGGAAAACTCCTATGCTTATTTTAGCACAGGAGCTATCCTAACAGTAGTAATTAAATTACTTGCTTGTAAATCCAAATTCTTTGTTGCTTGGGCTTAATGCCTTTAGGATTACTGGAGCAACTGCTGCTACGCCAGCCGCAATTAAATCCTTTGGATTAGTATTTCCAGTCATATATAGAGCCGTGGCTGCTGCCAAAAATGCTCTTCCGTAAGTTCCTAGTGCTGCTAAGATTTGTTCTTGCATAGTTACTTTCCCATCTTTATTTAAATCAGCTTTATCAAATTTTTTGATAGCCATTTTATCATCTCCATTTTGGGCGGGGTGCCCAGAATTTTGGTTTTACCCAATACTATAATTCTACCACTAAGCGGAAATATCCACAAGCTCGCAGTTTCCATCTGAGCTGCAGGCAAGCGTAGCATTGGTAGAAGTGCCATCTTCTGTCTCGTAAAAAGATAAATCTTCCCATCGAATTTCTTTGGGCATTTTAGCAACAAGATCATTGTATTCTTCCTCTGTTACTTCTTGGTATGGAGCTTGCTTGTATGAGTGATCTGAGTGCGGCAGGAATGAAATTCCAGAGACCTCATCAAAATGCTTATATACCCAAGCACCAACTTCCATCCATTCATCTTCTTTTACAGAAACTGTAATTGAAGGTTTGTGTTCGCACCAGGCACGTTGGTAAACTAACCAAATATTTAGGTGCTCAATAGCCGTTAAATCATTTCTAACAATTGCACCTTCTGGTGCTTTTACTGGAAATGAAAATACGTATGTGTCATTTGGTTTCATAACATCATCTTCTACTGGAATTCCAACTTCCTTTAAAAATGTAGAAATAGGATCTCCTTTTGCCCCACGAACTGTACGAATGTAATATGGGGAATGCCAAGCATGCATTCCTGAAGATACCCCGACCAATTGAGATACTGTTCCTGATGGCTTTACACATGTAATAGCAGCAGACTCAGGAATCCCAATCTTCCCAGCCTCATCTTTATTCTTTGCTCTTGCTGATTCTCTAAGAGTCATTAAAAAAGCTTCTAGTGAAACAAGGTCTTCTTTACCTGACATAAACTTGTGTCCGAATTGTCCAGTTAGGGAAACACCTAGTAGGCGCTCTTCTTCTGTATTGTCTTTCCAGATCTTGCGAAGATATTTAAAGTCTGTAAGCGTTGACTGCCACGTTCCAAGAATTGTTGCAAGTTCAACTTTGCGTTCAATTTCTTTCTTTGTATCATTTTCACGTAGTACGACTTCTGAAAGGTTGCAAAACTGATAAGGACGTAGGATAATCTCTGAGCACGGGTTAGTTCCATAGTGTATATCTGGATCTCTTCTTCCATACTTGGCTGCTTGGGCTTGAGCTGCGGCCACATTGTATATACCTCGTTCTCC